AGTAGGCATACCATTCCGAAAAACGTCGACAAGCTCGTCCCCTTTTTGAGGTACGAGCTTGTACTTAAAATTTATTATCTAATTCCTTTCAGGTCTACTTGTATTGTACTTCCATCCCAGTTACCACTATCTTTTGTCACTGTCAACCAGTGCGCACCAACACTTGTAACTTTTGAAGGGTAAGTTCCAACCCCGGGCTTTGTTGTTGTTACTGTCCATTCGAATAAGTTAGCGTTTTCTACCGGAATATATATAGCTCCACTGTTTGTAAAGGTAGGAACAGATGCTGTTATACTGTAACCACCTTGATATTTATAATCAAGTGCTACTATTTGTGTAGTAGACGCGGGTGAAAGTGAGATGCCATTTTTATCGCCGGGTATGTATCCATACTTTTCAGTATTTGTTAATCTAAAAAGAATCATGCTATTTATATTCATGTTTGTATAAGAGTTAGCAAAGTTAAGTACTAAAGGTGAGCCAGTAGCGCCAAAATTTAATTTAGGGGCGTCATCAATAGCAACAGCATGCTTTTGGCCATTTATTTTACATCCTATTGCATGAAACTCCTGTTTATCAACATTAGCACTAGCTTCATTATGCAAATAAATGCCGTCTGTACCATAAAATAAACAATTGATAAAAGTGTAATGGCACCCTCTTGTACACCCACAGCCCAGTGCTGGTTGATTATCACTAACAAATTTACAATTTACAACATTTACTGAAGTGCCACAACTTGTATCGGTACTACCGTCCAGATGAAATGCATAACTATCTGAACCAGTTGAATGAAAATAAATACCCTCAATATAAGTATCTCCATAAATATTTGCGGGACCATTAGGATACGGTGCATCGGTAACAATTTCGGGCATACCAATACCAATAAAGTCTATACCTGGATTTTTTGTTAGTACAATACTTTCCCTGTATATGCCTCCGTAGATTAAAATTGTAACTCTTGAATATCTTCCGCAATATTTCTTTGCAAAAGTAATAGCTTCATTAATTGTATGAAATCTTCCACCATTTTTGGCAACTGTAATAACACTAGGAGTATCGCCATCAAACACAACATTTTTTAAATTATTTAATGCACTTGTTGTTAAATTAATTTTATTATTAAATTCATTATTAGTATCGGTCTGATTTTTTTTAAATGTCTGTAAATCAGTGTTAGTATTATTTGCAAGCTGTTTAGCTTCAAGAGTTTCTTGTCTATACGCTTCAACCTGGGCATTGTAATTACCAGTACAAACCCAATAAGTCTCATCACCAATATCTACTTTAGCAGGAACAGGTATTTTACTTGTAAAGCTATTACCTTTATAAGTTACTATACTTAATGCTTCATAAGGTATATTTTTGTCCCACTCACCCATAATCTTCGGCACATACCTAGCACCCACATACTGTCTATTAATCAATCCATAACTCATATTACTTTTACCTCTCTTTCTTAATAACTTAATACTAAATGCCCATAGTCATAATCCCCAACACCTATGTTATTTCCAATATCTAACCCAGTTGTATTAAAGGTTATACTTTCCCAGTGTTTTGGAATATTATAAATAATATATCCCGCATCACTAATTGTCACAAAAATCATAGTAGCTAAATATTGAGAAATAACATTTTCAGCAAAGCTAGTATTGAAATTATCAATCCAATTTTGCACTGTCTGTAATTCCTGTTTTAGCTTATTGATTTCATCGTTCTGTAATTTGTCAGTTTCAATCAAATTGTTAATATAATCTACCATTTTACAAAGTATTTCATAATAGCTTAGGCTGTCATCATATACCAGTGGTAAAACCTTGTAACACCAAAGTCGAAAGAATTCATTGTCACAGTTACTCATATAAACGCTCCCTTCTAATAAATTGTAAAGAATAAATCTTTAAGCTCCCCAATAATCATCATATCAATATTTAGGAATGTCTCTCTAAATTTTAGAAGCATTTCTGATTGATTACCTTCATATCCTAAAATTTTGTCAACATAGCTGTCGCTTCTATTTCCTGTTCCTGTTTCATTATCAGTTGTACTACCGTTAAGCGTACTACTAGTACTATCAGTACCCACATTGTGTGTGGCATTTGTTAAATATTCGTTACTATCAAGTCCATTAATACCGCCCTGCGGTGTATCACTGTAATAGCTCCATGTGTTAGTACTTCCGTCAGTTTTCGAACTACTGCTATTAGTTCCATTTCTGCTAGTGGTTTTGGTTTCGCTTCCACTGCCATCATGTTTAATAGTTCTGTCCACACTAACTAACGGTTGAATTTTTAACAATTCGCTCTTATAAAGTTGGTTATAATAAGGCATTATGTTTTTCATCTTATCACTAAGAAACAACTTCCATCTTCCTACAGTTTCGCAACATATCTCTCGAGTGTAGTAATGTCTTAAAATTTTTTTGCAAAGCTCTGCTCTATATTTTTCGTCAAAAATAGGAAAGTCACTAAAAATTTTATTCCATGATTTGTCAAGAACATTTTCAATGTCGTTAAAACCGAGTGATTCTGTTAAATTTGCATTTGTTTCGCATATAAATCTAACTTCTGTTGTATATTTACTCATTATCATTATCCTCCTTCCCGTCTTTATTTTGATTAAATACATCACGAAAGTGACACCTTATTTGAGTACCAAACATTCTGTTAATCTCTTCGCATGCCTGTTGTCTTGCAAATTCTCGCGAATATCTGTTTGCCATTACACCGCCTTGTAGTCTTTGCACTTCATCTTTTATCATTCTTTCTTTTTTCTGAACGCTGATATTAGTTACACCCAAGTATGTGAGAGCTTCATTCCATAGATTAACTTTTAATTCATATAACTTATCAGCTACAAAAGGTGCACCTGTTGTAAACACACCAAACGAGCTTCCATCACCATCCATAAAATCATTATTACCAAAAATAACAGGTTGGTTTCCATCATATTGCATATAAGCATTTTTTAAAGCTAATTGCTGTTGCTCGCTACCTTTAATTAAAATAGGTGTTCTTTGAGCTTTACAGTTAATGTCGATACTTGCATCAAGTTCAGCTAGTCTTTTAGCATATATTGACATTTTATCTTTACAGCACCAATGGGTCATATTATCCCATATAATAACACTATCATCCCGACTACAAGTACGCTGATATCCATTAGAAGCATAAGCCCGCCTATATAACGGTATGTTATAAACATCAAGTTGTCCGCCTAGCATACCACGCAAGCATAGATTACCCATCACATCATCATTAAAATACAGCATAGCTTTATTTTCATACAACCCAACTTCAATAAATCTGGCATCTACAGTACTAGGAAGTCCAGTCCATTCAAACGAGCTTATGGCTATCTCTGTAAATAAATCTAAGTATTGGTCAAATGTATAAAGTTGATAAAATACACTGTCATCAAAATTTGTTCTCTGTTTACTTCGTCTTGCTTTTCTTACTTTACTCATTTTATCCCTCCTTTCTAAACAGAATTATCAAGTGAATAATTTCCAACTTCACTAGGATTTTTCCAAAAGGTAATCCCACTATTAAAATAGCTTTCAATTAGCGCTATATCATCACTAGGTGCTCCACCTATTATTGTACAATCAACAGTCTTTGTATAATTCCAATGTGGTCTGCTTGACACGTTAGGTACTTTTGTTGTATGACAAGCATACCCAAATACATCAAAATATTTATCTATAGCCTTGGCATAATCAGCAGTAATAGATTTTCGTTGAGCTTCAAAACATACTTGACCTTTGCCAAAAAGAGCATTATTAGTAGCATAATTTCCCTTTACATCATTAGCAGATATACTTGCGGTATAAGCACTTGTTAGTATATTTTGCACACTACCTAAAGCAGAGTTACTTTCATTTCCTGTAAACACACCAACAGCAGTCTGAATAGCAGACGGGATAGCATTAACAGTAATTGGCACAGCGTTTTGAGCTACCCATGCATTAAAGGCATCCACATTCCATGAACATAAGGGAAAACTATCAAGTGTTATAGTTTCTGTCATATCCATTCTATCAGTACCGCTAGTTTCTGTGGCTTTGTATCTGTCAAGCCTTAGCACTTCCTGTACAGGCATTGTCATATTTCCCACAATGTTATAGTAAGGTGTAAGATTTTCTGAAAATTCGTATCTTTGAATCAATGTCTGGCCACAGTTGTTTCTTACTTCATTGAAGTTGTATGGGTAAGTATATAGTTTCTTATTTCTTGGCTTATAACCATTTAATGTATCGTTAGCAGTAATAGCTGTGCCAGTAACATTAATAGGGTTTGTTTGACCAGTAAACGTTATATTTACTCCTTCGTCTGTCACTTCAACGGGTAGTATATCTGTAGGGCAAGTATATAGTGCCAATATATTATCGGGTGTTTTTAAGTATTGATTCAAAAAATTAGTAAGGTTATTTCCACCCGCTTCGGTGTTTGAAAAAGCCTTGATTTGATAACCACTGTAAACACCGTCGTACATGTATCCGCCTGTGGTAGCAAGTAGTACCATAGTGCAAGTACTCAACGAACCCAGTCCAATGACTTGTCCTTTACCGTTGTATACATACTCACCGCATTCAACGTTTTCGGGTAAAATATGCTCGCCAATATTATCTGTTAAACTGTGTTCTCTTTCAACAAAGCATTCTTTTCTTTTAATGTCAAACCAATAAGTTTGTAGTACATCAATTTCAAAACTTATTTCTGCTGTTATATTGTTGATATACTCAATTCCAGTTATGAAAGCATAAAACCAACGACTGCTAAATGCGGTGTTTTGAAACATCATATAATTACAGTCATAAAGTTTATCAGCTGTAGATTGTACACGGCATTTACCTTTATTCACTCTGTTATAGGACACCTTGTTAAATTCTAAACCACTTTTAACTTTACTAAGAAAATAGTTTGTTTGAGCTTCAATGCTTGAAAAATAAATAGTATGTTTTTGCTGTGTGGAAAGTGGTACACCAGTGCATATTTTAATAACGCTATTAGGTTCTATATACATTATTTCACTTCCTTTACTTTTGTTTTAGTGGTGGGAAATTAACCCACCACTATTTATTATACTTCGATTAAGCAATAAAATGTTATTGTGCCACTTATAATGTTCAGAGTGTTTAAATAAATTGCAGAAATTCCTTTTGCATCAACAGTATCAGCAGATATAAAGTGTTTGAATCACTCATAATCACACCACCCTTACGCTTTACTCAATGTAAGAGTATCTCCAACGGTAATAGTACTTGTCGTCTCTGTTGCACTATATTCTGTGCCGTCAATTTCTGCTACAATAGTAATATCCTCTGCGAGTGCACTCTTAGGAATTATCACAACTCCATATTTCTGTACAGCAATTCCCTTACTTGTAAGAGCCTCTGTCTGTACAAAATGCACGCTATTTGGTTTAAGGCTTACAGCATCAGTATCAGCATTAAAAGCTAAAACAATAGCTTCATCTGAAATATCCTTATTAATGCACTTGCAAGTTAATGATGTTGGCAATGCTACATCCGGTGTCTTAGATACAAACACGATAGCATTGGCAAAAGGCGAGCTTGAAACTGTTTTCCAAACATGATAAAAATAATTCCAGTAAAGTCCACTAGCTACATACTGTTCAGTAAACTTATTATTGTTGTCA